TTGCACCTCCTCACGCTCTTTCAAGAAGTCTGCAACGGCGTAGTAAATACGGCGCTTGGCTTCGTATTGAGTATTTGAGAAAAGATCTACGGCACTAACTGGCTTAAAACAATCATCCATAATCAAAGTGGCTGATATTTCATTGGCATATTGATTACAGTTTTCAGCAAACCAGTTTGCAAGGTCATGATTGTAGATATCTGCTTCGTAGCTTACGTTCTCGATATCATCTTCTTTGAGAGCACTAAACGCTTCCCAAATCATTGAATAAATCCAATCATTCGGCAAGCAACCGTAAAATTCGCCGTCATGAATGTCATGAATGAGGTTTTGAAGCTCAATAGGTGCATCATCTTTGAGGCAAACAAAGCGTTTGCCGTCATTACGTGTCTTATTTTCAAAGTATTGTGTATAGTTCATGTTTCCACCTCTAAAACATCCAAAAGATCTTGGTTCTTGTTTCTGATCTCAAGAAGAGGATCAGACTGATCGCAATAGGCAATCGCAGCCTCACGCGCTTCCGTCACGTTAGAGAAGTAGATAATCTCACCACTCACACTCCGAAAAGCGCCCTTTGTGGTTTTAATCCAGTAGTCTTTCATGATTTGTCCTTCATCATATTGTTTATATCAGCCATACACGCCGTTACACTGCACATAGGGGGTTGTCCCCTACCGTTACTAGGTTATCTTTGCTGATACACACCAATATAACACATTGTATTACATTAATACAACAACAAACATAACACCCAACAACACCAACACACCACATGAAAATAAATAACTTGACAAGGTTTCATTGATAACCAACCACTTACACAACTTAGTTAAAAAATAGTATTGACGACGAAATTTCGGAAATGGTACTAATACATATTATATGGGAGTAGGGCGTAAGCCCTGCATGCGACCACAGCAGCCCCAAATTGATGCTAACTGTTAACTCTAACTAGGTGCAAATGGCTGGTTTCCCAAAAGGTGAAAAACGTAAAGGTGAAAAGGCTTCTCAACCTAGGCCAGGTATCCCACTTGACAAAGTTACTATGATGACACTTATAAAAGAACATAATGGTAACCTTTCAAGAGTTGCTGATATTATGGGTTCTGAAAGACATGTAATTAGAAGAAGATGTGATGCAGATCCTGAATTACTAGAAGCTCTCAAGAGTGCTAGGGAAAGACAGATCGATAGACTCGAGCAAGTAGTGTTTGAACGTGCTGAAGAGTCTAATGACACTACACTTCAACTCTTCATCCTCAAAACACAAGGCCGTCATCGCGGTTGGGATCAGTCTGAAGCTCAAAACACTGCTAAGGATATCGCTACGGCAGCATTCGACTTCATCATCAACAAATCAAAGCCTGTAAGCTAGTGTGAGTGTGTGTGACTAGCTCACACAGTATCTACAACATACTCATCTAGTATCTCACTGGACAGTTAACAACGATTCAAATAAAGAGTAGACACCCCTACCCTGATCTGAACTGGAAAAGTGCTGAAGAGTGAAACCTTAGCAGTACCGGTACTATGATTAATGTATATCTCGAGTGCTCTCTTACAGACAAATCACTTTCCCAACAAAAAAATTTCCTCCCTGAGCGATGAACATCTAATAGAGATGCTGAGAGAGTGAGACATGACCTGTTTCACAGAAAAGCCCAAATCCAGCCAAAAAAAAATTGCACCTTGTGATCAAGACAACTCAGCATCGCAGTGGTGATTAATAGTGTGAAAGATGAATCCCCCGCTTTAAAAAAATCCGCGTCCTGAAAATTGGGCAGATCGAGTTGCCCTGATAAAAAAATTTGCTCTTGGTTAGATGAAGAGATCAAGTATATCTCTAATGTCTGTGCACCTCTGCCCCGCACAAGAGATTACTGGGTGGAGATAAAAGAAGTATTTGCTGTATGGTGTTGGTGTGGATAAGAAGATGGTTGTTTTTAAGAGATATGAAATTTTGGATAGTTATGGAGAGGCTGTGGTTGACTGCATGAAGAAAGCGCAGGAAGAGAATCCGGAAAGGGCTAAGACGTGGAGTGCTGAGGAATTATTTCATAGTGCAGCGGATTTCGCAGGTAGGCATATCAATATTAGTGAGGAATGATTAGATGAAGTACATGAGTGTGAAGCAGATTGCTGAGAGTGGAGAGTATCCTTTTACTGTTGGGCAACTTAGAGATTGGCTTTTGCATCGTGATAAGAATGGGTTAGATGCGGCAGTTCGAGTTGTTGGGAAGAGGTTGTATTTTAATATGGAGGAATTTGACAAGTGGGTGGAGAAGAGTGATGGGAGAGTATTGCGATAGATGTTTCATCTGGGTAGAAAATCCAATAACTCCAATCATACGCTATCCGAATGGCGATGTGCGGGTGTTGTGTGAGGAGTGTTGGTATGTTGAGTTTCCTGTGAAGAATGAAGCGGTGGAGATTATTGATGGATGATGTAGATAGAGAATATCCTTGGATGACAGAGATTCAGAAAGCGATAATGGAAATATCACTTGTGTATTGTTTGAATAGCCGTGATTTACTTGTGTTTCTGACTTCTACGTTATGCGGGCAGTTTGTTGTTGCTGGTCTCAGTGAGGAGAAGGTGAAGCAAACTCTAGATAGAATGTTAGAGAAGTACAGAGAGATCAAGAAGAGGGAAGATGGAATGGATTAAATGTAGCGACGGCTTGCCAAAAGAGGGTGAAAACGTTTTAACATTCATGAACGGAGAAAAAATTTCTGTAGATTACATTGTAGACTGCGGTGATTTTAAACTATGGGCGTGTATTTTGATGGATGAGCAGAATAAAGTTACTCATTGGATGCCATTGCCACCAGCACCAAGGGAAGAGTGATGATATTTGGTTTAACTAAAGAAGAGTTTGAAAAATTAAAAAAATTACAACTTGAATATAATTTACGCCAGTCAAGAATGATTGAAATGATGGAAGATTCTAAAAGTGTCCATCCTCCTACAGAAACTAATAAAGTTTATGAAGAAAGGGAAGAGTGATGGAGTGGGTTAAATGTAGCGATTGCTTACCACAAGATAAACAACTAGTAATTGTTTATGATGGAAATGATCTTTTTTTTGCTACATTTAACGAAAAAAAAGATAAGAGATTAAAAAAAAGACAAGGTGATTTTTATATTCATGGTGATGATTTTTGGGTAGAAGTAATAACGCATTGGATGATTTGTCCTGATTATCCTAAAAGGGAGTAATGTCTAAATATAAATTTATTATATATCCAGTTTTAGTATTGTTAGCTATTCCGCATTTTAGATATAGATTTAATCATCCTGAAAAAACAGAAACGCAGTTATTTTTGGATTTTTTTAAAGTATATATAGAGTTTTTAGTAAGGAACGAATGATGGGTTGGACCTTGTACATCTTTCCAACAGGCACATTTTGGGCTAATTCCGCGGATGGTCGCTTTGCTGTGGGTAAATGCAATCCGATTACAAAAGAGATTTTAGAATGGCATGAAATGGAAAGGAAGAGTGATGGAAGATAGCTACAAGAAGAAGCGATATCAAAAAGAAGTTGACTTTCGCATGTCGTGTAATGAGGTGTTTAACCAGATCCAACAGCGATTCAAATCGTTTCAGCATTATTCTGAGGAAGCGGATGAGATCGTAAAAAAAGTGGAGGATCTCCACCGTGCTTGGAGTGACTTAATTGTGAAGTTACTCGTGGATTATCAGGTAGAGGAGGGGATCATTAACCACTACAGTCCTCTCAATAGATTTCCCGAAGCATTTGAGAATTATCAGAAGAAGATAGAAGAGCGTCTGAAGGCTCTAGAGGGAAAATAAGTGCTTATAACTAAGAATAAGTCTCTTTCAAAGGAATAGATATGGATTGGGTTTTTTACGCTAGCTTGATAGTTCTAGCATTTCTACATTGTTGGCTTATTTATCACGTGTTGAACACTTATAAATTTGTAAAACACGCCGTGTTAAATGTTCAAGAATTATCAATAAACAATCGAGTCAAAATTTTTGAGTTGGAGTATGAAATAAAAACTCTGCAAGATTCATTAAAATCTCAGCTTAAGCATTCGCACTGTCGTGATGAAAGAACAAGGCAGATCTTGAACGACTAGGTCGGACTAGAGGATGCCCTGCGCACTTTTTTTTCAACTTCTGTGACTTTTGAATCTGTGGTTTGAGTTTTGGATCTATTGCGTTTTCTGAATGGAAAACAACATCCGTTACAGCAGTTCTCCGCGTTGACTGTGATCTGAACGTCATGGATTGATGGCATCATAAGTACCCCCATATCTAAATTGTATCAGACATCTCTTTCTTTGAGCCGTAAAAAAACTTTACTTTGTCATAACTCGTTGATAGGATGTGTGGAAAAAGATGGGGTCTAGCTCAATGGTAGAGCAGCAGTCTCATAACCTGAAGCGTCCGGGTTCAACTCCCGGGATCCCAAAAACCTACTGGAGGATTGTGGATATTACAAAAGAATACTTAGAACTGCTTAAAGAGCAGCATCAGGTCATGTCGAAGATGTTCAAAGAGAAAGAAAATGAACGTTTGAAGGCAATGGAAGATTATTCGAAAGAACTAAAAGAACTTCGTGAGATTGAGATTAAGATTAAATACCTCGAAGATCCATGTAGAGGAAGAGTGATAGTTAATCCTTATACGTGTGCATAAGGAAAACCCCCGAGGGCGACCCCCCGGGGTAACTCATTCACAAAAGGAGACAACCTAGAAGGAGTCTCAAGGAAACTAAACCACATAACCAATTATTTGACAAGGAGCCTCATGAAAGAGCTGTTTTTCGCCTTAGCAATAGCCTTAACCAGCACAACGCCGCCATGCATCCCTCCAATGGATGAAGCAACGATCTACTACTCCCCAGACAAAGGGCAGTATGCATATGATGGAAAGATTAAGCGCGATTCTAATGGGGATCGAGTATGATCAGAATGATCTGGAGCTGGCTAACCGCCGGCTCTTTTAATGAGCATGTAGTGAACGATTACAAGGCTAAGCAAGTAAAATTTCAGAAATGGGGGTTGTAATGACAGTTGACGGATACTCATATGACGGATGGACCATCCATCCAGATTACCGCACAAAAAGCGGCGTAGACGATTCATCTCCTTTACGTAGATGTCAGAAGAGTTTGAACTTGCCGGCATCAACGACTTGTAAAACACGAAATATTTTTAAAAAAATCGTTGGAAAATCATAGATTTATTTTGATTTCATCCGTAAGATAAAAAAGTTTTTACCGAGGAAATCATGGAACACAAAATATGGTCGATAAATTTATCCGAACTGCCCACAAAGGATTTTAAGATGTACGAAGATGAAGCAAAAGAGCTTTTGAAGAAATATGAACAAGAATACAAGGAAGAAGAGGTTGAATTGAATCATCGTTCAGAATGGATGTACAATGCTTCTAAGTCTTGGAACGAATCTTTTCTGAAATGCACCGAGTTGAAGATAAAAATTGCTAGACTTAAAGACAAAATGGATGACAAGGAGGAAGAAGATGAGTGAAGAACAAAAATCTTTTGTATTATGCGTTAATGAAGTCAACATGGCTCTTCTAAACAGAGTTCTTCCAGGAATCTCTTACATTGAAGTTAGAGGAATGGATCTTACAGACAACAAAGAATTCCGCGCTCTTGTGACACCATTGACAAAAGAGCCCGAAACAGCTCATGTGATTCCTGAATGAACGACGAAAAGTCCGAAATGTACTTAGGTCCGGCGGTTGTAGATGCAATCGTACGGATCGGTAGAGCTCAAGAGCGTTTAAGAATGATTCTAAATGAGTTTTTACCAGATTCTTATAGTAAACACGATCCTAACTGGCATTCTGAATTTGATCGAGAAGGCGATTTATTAGACGATGCAAGACGTAAATTTAATTGCCTCCATGATAATCTTTGGGATCTTATGGCTATCTTACAACCTGAAGGGGAGTGAATGAATCAATTTGAAATTATGGCTTGGGCGCAGATGTTCTTTGATGATGGATCTGTTTCAGAGGGAAAGCGTGTAGGCGCAGATGTTGTGGAAGATAAAGTAAAGATGCGAATGATCGCTTTGGATTTCTTAAAAGACTTAAACAGAGAAGAAGGCCTCCTACTCATCTGGGGAGCAGGAGAACTTGTCCAAAGATATTACAAAATCTCTATCTCTTTGGTTTTAGCGGAGTCAGACTTTTCGGCTTCGGAACCTTCGCTGGTTTTTGTCCCTGAACATACGACGCCAGAACTCCTTTAGATGCCGGCTTTGATGAGATCCGGATACTCTTTTCGCCAATCGCTTTAGCCATTTTATTTCCTTGTTAAAGATAAGTTTTGTCATTAACATGAAAATATGTCAATGCCTAATCCACAAGATCCAAACGATGTGATGTATCAATTTATTGATACACAGCCCGAAGATGAATATCCACAATCAAGAGACTCCAGCTTATCTCACTTTACAACCGAGCAGATGACGCCAGAAGCAATAAGCGCGACGCTGCCAATAGTTGTAACTATAACCGGGAGTAATCTAACAAATGGGCAAGCAATCAGAGCCACGCAATTCATTACTATACCTTTTGCCCTTGCTACTGGCATGGAGCAGCTTAATAATCGACTTTTTTATGTACAGCAGGCAACGGCCAATACTTTTCAACTATATGATAATCGCGGGTTTGCTGTTGACGGTCGTTCTTATACTCCTTATATACAAGGAGGACAATTCACTCTAACAGGTCCTGATCTAGCAATTGTCAATCCTTCTGAGTTTCCTCCTTCGGGATCACCGCCATTCCCGCCTGTATAGGCCAGAAATGATCACACCCGCCAAGCTCATACTTGAAGTTTGCATAGACCTGCATCGCGTCTGGAATCGCACGGTTGCGATAACACTGGACCTTGATAGGGCATTTTTCATTTCTACAGAGGCAGATGTCAGGCATCTTGTTTCAATGTTACTTCTAACATCTTAGTGAGGTTAGTTTGAAGGCTTGCTAGTGCTAGATAAGGATTTTGTTGTTTAGCCGTTAAAGCAACCAAAATAGTACATAACGCAAATGCCATTGGTATAGGTTCAAAACGGTCGTCTATAACTGAAATGATTTTCTCGTGATAGAGTTTTCCTAATTCCATGTCCGCTTGATCCATATATCCTCTTGTAAATTAAATATTTTACTTGATACAACATCATTATGACATTGACTCAAGAGAGCGCTTTCGCTCTATTAGCCAACCAAGAATGGCGCCTCCATAATCTTTATAAGATCAAAGACAAGGAAGGCGAGATCGTAGACTTCAAGCCCAACTGGGCTCAGAAGCAACTTATCGATGATCCGCACAACTTAAACATCATCCTGAAGGCTCGTCAGCTAGGGATCACAACATATCATAGTATCCTCTTTCTGGACACCTGTCTGTTTAAACCGAACACAAACGCCGCTATCGTAGCCGACAGCAAGACGGTATCTCAGGAAATCTTCGTAGATAAGGTTAAATTCGCCTATGACAATCTCCCAGACTTCATTAAGCAGATGTGCCCAGCTCATCGAGACAACGTTCACCAGATGCGCTTTAGTAATGGGAGTGTATTCCGAGTTGCGACTTCTCTTAGAGGCGGAACGCTCCAGTATCTTCATATCACCGAGTTTGCAAAGGTTTGTCAGGAGAATCCGACAAAGGCGAATGAAATCATCACCGGAGCCCTTAATGCGGTACAAGCAGGTCAATTTGTCTGCATTGAATCAACCGCAAGGGGAAGGGAAGGCCATTTCTATAACCTCTGCAAATCCGCTCAGGCAATGGAAGATTCAGGAACTCCCCTTGGACAGCTAGATTGGAAGATTAGATTTTTCCCCTGGTGGGGAGAAATCTTATATATAACCGACCCAACAAATGTATTGATAAGTAAAGAGATGGAAGAGTATTTTGATGATTTAGAGAGTAAAGAAATCTTTTTAACTTCAGAGCAAAAAGCTTGGTACGTTAAGAAATTACAGACTCAAGGCGAATACATGAAGAGGGAGTATCCCTCAACGCCTGAAGAAGCATTCGAAGCAGCCAACGAAGGCTTCTACTTCGCACGGATGATCTCTCAAGCGCGGCAAGAGCGTAGAATCTGCCATGTGCCCTACGACGAGACAGCTAGGACATACACAGCTTGGGACATCGGTATCGGTGATGCCAACGCCATCTGGGTCTTCCAAGTGGTCGGTAAAGAGATTCACTGCATTGATTACTACGAAAACAGCGACGAACCACTCACACATTACGTCAACTGGCTCAAGAACAAGCCCTATATCTATGAAAAGCACTTCATGCCGCACGACGCCGCATCAAGAAGCTTACAGACAGGCAAAAGCCTTGTTGACATAGCAAGGGGAATGGGACTGAAGATTGATGTACTTCCTAGAGATTCGAACGAGATGTTCGGTATTGAATGCCTCAGGAATACATTACCGAGATTCTTCTTCGATCATGTGAAATGCGAAAAGGGGATTAAAGCAGTTGAAAACTTCAGAAAAGAGTGGAACGAGAAGATTGGTTGCTATCGAGATAAGAGTTACCACGACTGGGCTTCGCACGGTTCGAAAGCACTCATCTACTGTGCAGAAGCAATGCAAAGGATCGGTAGCGGCGCAGGAATGACCGCTGAAGAGTGGGAGAAGATGCGAAAGCGTTGGATCTAAAAAATTTTGACATGACTATCAACAAATTATTTGAGACATAGATGGCGAGTTACGTTTCAGGCGCTGGAAAGAACAATGAAAAAGTCTTCCAGTTCAACCAGTTTTTCTACGATGCATATAGAACATTTGGACCCTTATACGCTCAACAATACCGTGACCTACGAGCCTACGCTGGCGATAACTGGACCAACCTAGAAAAGACAAAGCTCGAACAGCAAAACAGAATGATCCTCGAACTGAACAAGATTCGAAGGGTCGTTAATCTCTATTCCGGCTATGAACGTGAGAACCGTACTGCCACTGTTTGCGCGCCTGTAGAAGGATCAGATGTCCAGACAGCCGACCAAATGTCAAATATTCTCTACTATGTCTACGATAAAGCCAACGCGGACTATATTATCTCAGAAGCATTTGAGCACTCTCTCAAGACCGGTTTAGCCATTATCGGTCTTTACATGGACTATTCACGCGATAAGGTGAATGGTGATATCAAGCTGTACTGGAAGCCGTTTAATGCACTGATGCTTGATCCCTACTTTACGAAGAGGGACTTGAGTGACTGCGACCAGGCTTCTACCAGAGATCTCCTTTCAAAAGAGCAAATCAAAGCACTTCTGCCTTGGATCCCAGCAGAAGAGATTGACAATCTGCCCACAGGCATACGTGACAACAAGTATCAATACTTGGGCATCTATCGACAGTATAACTCAACGTACATTGCGAAGAATTTATGCACCTATGACCAGTACTGGAAGCGAATTAACGTTGAGCAGAAGTATCTCGTAGACAAACTTACTGGAGTGACTGAAGAGTGGAAAGGCACAAGAGCTGAAGAGAAAGAGCTTCGCAAGATGTTAGCTGAACAGCCTGATCAACGTCTAGAGCTCATTACCTCTCATAAGCGCTCTGTTGAGCTCAACATCATCGTATCTGGACAGTTGATGTACACAGGACCAGATCCAACCGGATTAGACAACTTCCCATTTGTGCCAGTATTGCTTTATCATGAGCCATTGATAGACACATATGAGCTTAAGATTCAAGGAATTGTAAGATCTGTTAGAGATGCTCAAAGACAGTACAACCGTCGTCATTCTCAAATAATTGATATCATGGAATCAATTATCAACACGGGATGGATTACGAAGAACGGTGCTGTTCTAGATCCAAACATGTTGATGCAAGCAGGTCAGGGCAGACAAATTGTAGTTAACGAGGGTTATGATGTTAATACTGACGTACGCGAGATTTCTGCTCCTAATATCCCTCCTGGGTACCTTCAGTATCAGGATATTATTGACAAAAACATCATGGAAATCCCAGGTGCTTCTGATGAGCTACTTGGTCTTTCTAGTGTTGGTGATAGCCAAGTGTCAGGAAAGCTCGCCGAAGTTAGAGCCTCAAACGGCCTCAAAGGAAATAGAGGAATCTTTGACAACCTCGAACAGACTAAGAAATATCTGGGAATGCTGGTAATTGAATGCATTCAAAAGAACTTCTCGCCTGGTAAGGTGCAAAGAATCTTGGGAGAAGAACCTTCCGAACAATTCTTTTCGGGTCAATTTGAAGAATATGATTGTGCCATTAAACAAGCTGTCAAAACCCCCACCCAAAGAGAAGCTTATTACTATCAGCTTCTTCAACTGGTCAGCCTCGGGGCGCCTATACCATGGGATCAAATCCTCGAGGTTGCACCTCTTCAGGGATCGACCAAGCTGCATGAGATGCTCAGACAGCAGATGGAGCAGCAAAAGGCAAAAGCAGAGGCGGAGCAAGAAGCGATGAACATGCAGAAGATGCTCGATATGGCATCTGTTAATCAATCCAACGCACTTGCAGAAGAAAGAAGGGCTAGAGTACTGGCCGATATTGGACTTGCCAAGGAACGCGAATCTGAAGTGGTACAAAACCACGCCAAGGCTTTCCTCGACAATGCGAAAACGATTGCGGAAATTGAAGATATGCCACGCAAACGTTTAATAGAAGTTCTTGAAATTGCAGCAAGTCTGCGAATGAAAGAAAAAGCAGAGGCGGAAGCCGAACTGCAGAATGATGTGAAACGGGCAGAAGCCCTTAAAAAGTAGGTAAAACATGGCTAAAGGTACAGCTACATCTAACCAGATGATGCCCCGCATGGAGACCTATGGCGGACAAAATAACCCAGGTTATCAGCCGCCATCTGGCTCAGCAGGAAGCAAGGCTTTTGGTGAATATAGCACTAAAAGCAATCCATTGAGCGTTCCTAAAAAAGGTTCGTCCATTGGCCCAGGCTACGGCAACTCAGATCGTATGAAAGCAATGGCTCATAAAGATGAGCAGGCTAAGAAAGAGAATCTTAGAGGTATGCCTTGCTAATAATCCCTCCTAAAGACGCATTAGACCAACATGTTGCCGCCAGAGAAGGCGTTATTAATCATTTCAATGATGCTCTTGAAAAGGTCATCAGCGAAAACCAACATCGCGATCGCTATTACGTCTTGGGGAAGGCTAAAGTTCATCATAAACACGGCAAAAGGATTGTTCGTCCATTCCTACAAGCTTGTACGGAAAAGCCTCCTGTCGTTAAAGAAAGCTTCGTCTATGAAATAGACAATAGACGCGGCGTAAAGACTCTTCTCTGGGTCATGCATCCAGATGATACGTTGTCTTTCCCAACATTGGGTAAGTCTATCCGCGTATCCGGCGGTAATTCGGGATCACAAATCCTCCTACCGGGGTAACGGTAGAAAAAGGGAGTTTTAATGACTGAAGAAGAACAAGAAGACGTTGCACCAGCTGTCTCCGAGCAAGCGCAAGTCGAGCCACAGGAAGAGCATCAAGAAGAACAGAAAATGGTTCCTCTCGCCGCTCTACAAGCAGAACGCAGAAAGAGACAAGATCTCGAAGCTAGAGCAAAAGTATACGAAGAGCTCATGGCTAAGCAATCCCAAACTCCTTCTGCAACTGAAGAAGAGGAAGACCCAGAAGCTTTATTGACTAAAGGTTCTTTCCAGCAAGAGAAAGCCCTCACCAAAAGAGAGATTCTCGAGCAAATCTTCCAAGATATGAATCCTAAGGCTGTTCAAAAGATTAACACGTATTTGAAACCAATTTTGGACAAGAAGCCGTGGTTAGCAGCGTCTTTGGATACAGCTGTAAACCGCTTAGCCAGAGCGAGTGAAATCGTAGATGACTACATGCACCTCGTAGAAGATAAACCTGCGAGCAAACAGTCTTCATCTGATGCTAAAAGGATCATCGAGAACTCTCAGAAGCCAAGATCACCGACAGAGATCGGGAAGTCTGCGCAACCGAGTGGAACCGAGTATCTAAAGAGCATTCAAGGAAAAGCGGAATTTAGGGAGTATCGGAAGAAAATGCTCAACGGTGGGTGATTTTTTTGCCCTTCTTGTCAAATCATAATTTGACCAGGAGATAAAAACATGGCCAACGGTACAACAACAACCGTTCAAGTTGATCCAGAAGTCAACTTGTTCTTTGATAACATCCTGCTGGATAGACATCAGCCTTACTACGTTTACGGTTACTTTGCCCAAGAGCGTAGAATCCCGCAGAAGAACTCCAAGAACGCAATCTTCCGTAGATTCGATAACTTGGCAGATGCTTTGACACCATTAACAGAAGGTGTTACACCAGCAGCCGAACAAGTAACCAAGTTCGACATTACTGCAACAGTGAGCCAGTACGGCAAAGTTGTACAACTTAGTGATGACGTCATCATAACTGTACAAGACCAGACAGCGAACGAAGTGGCAGACATGCTCGCTCAGAACATGGCTAGCACGTATGACAAGATTGTACGTAACATGCTCGTAGCTACATCAGCGCAAATTGACTGCCTAAACGGTGTCAATGGTAACGCTATTACAGAAGTTACTACTACTGACTTAGAACTAGCTGTAGATTACCTCACAGGCAACAACGGTAAGAAGCTTTCTCCTAACCAAGAAGGTACTAATGCGTTCGGTACAGCTCCTGTTTGGGCAGCCTACTGGATGGTGATCTCTACAGATCTCCGTACAGATTTCAAAAACCTAGCTAACTTCAACGCGACAGCTGACTATCCAAGACAGCAGAGCGTTCTTGAAAGTGAACTTGGTGCATGTGATGAAGTTCGTTTAGTAATGACTTCTGAAGGCTACAAAGATACATCTGTTGCTCCAGCTGTTTATTCGAACATCTTGTTCGCAGCGAACGGTTATGGTCGCATCATGATCGATGATCAGTCGATGGAAATGATCATTAAGCCTCTCGGAGCTGGTGAAGACCCTCTTAACCAGAGACAAACAATGGGCTGGAAGGGTCGTCTTGGATCCGTAATCCTCGACGATAGCTGGGTTATCAACTTAAGAAGCACTAAAGGCTAGGAGGCTATATGACTGCACAAATCGGCACTGCCACAAACGTATTTACTGGCTTGAGAGAGCTATCAAACGTGACCAACACGTATGCTGGCTATTTCATTTCAGATGGTTCTGCTTACAACCTCACTTTACCGTGGGTAGCAGATAAAATTGAATGGTTCAACTATACAAAGTATGGTACCAACTCCCAAAACCTTTCTGGCGTATGGTTTAGAGATTTCCCTGCTGGGGATGCTCTAATTGTCGCAAGAGGAACTACTGACCTAACTTCAACTTTAGAAACTACTAACGGCGTGACCAATGCGTCTACTGCCGGCGGTTTCACCAACCAACACGTCACCATTACTGGCATCACCACTGCTACACCAGCAGTTGTGACTGCAGCAGGTCATGGCCTTGTTGATGGCGATCGCGTAGTCATCACTAAAGTGATTGGTTCTATGGCTGCAGAAGTTAATAACAACACTTACGTGGTTGATGTTCTTTCATCTTCTACGTTCGCTTTGTATGACGTCTACGGTCTTCCAATCACGACTGTTGGTTCTTACAGCTCCAGCGGTCAGTTGACTAAGACAGGTCCTGAACTTGGCGTTGTCGATAATCCTCCTTCCTACATCTATACCCTAGGTACTGCTGTAGTGGGCAATGACAACGATGTGATCTTCTTCGTTGCGTACAAGTTCAACATCTATTATAACCTCGGGGATACAGCCTAGGCGATGTTGCTTAATTAATCACTCCTAGGTATTGTAAAAAGATACCTAGGAGGATTTGTGAAAAAGTGTAAAAAGTGCGGAGTTGAATTTGAAGGAAGGGTTTGCAAACCATGTGCATCTGCTTATATGCGAGAATGGGCTGCAAAGAATGCTGATAAAGTCAAAGAGTCTAAAAGAAAGACATATCTTAAGCATAAACCATCCGACAACATAAGAAGTAAAAGTTGGGCTGAAAAAAATCGTGAGCGCTCAAACGCAATCAAGAAAGCATATAAAGAACGTAATCGAGAAGCCTATTTAGCTCAGCAAAGGGAATATGCAAGAAAGCGTTATGTAGAGAATCGAGAAGAAATCCTTGAAAAGGAAAATGATCCTAAAAGGAAGAAAGTTTACTCTGAATGGAGAGAAAAGAATCGAAAAAGACTTAACAAGAAGTATTTAGAAGTTTACCACACAGACCCTGAACAAAAGAAAAAACATCAGGCTCGAGGAATTGTTAATAAGGCAATAAAAGCCGGTACAATTGTGAAGCCAATCTGTTGTTCTGTCTGTCAAAAGACAGGAAGGATTGAAGGGCACCACGAAGATTATGATAAGCCGCTTGAAGTGATATGGGTGTGTAGAAAATGTCATGGCAATCTACATAGTAAATATTCTAAAGTAGACTTACAACTCGAGGAGGTAAAGTAACCTTCTCTTAACCCAAGGACCCCATGAGAAAGAGTCAAAAAGAGAATGATGCAGCAGTAGCAGAGGCAGCTATCCTTCGTGGAGCTGAAAATCCTGTAGAGAAGCACGAGCCTTTCGATTTTGACACCTTCGAATTTAAGACGATCTCTGATTTTGACGTCTACAATGCGCAGGTGCGAAAGCACAATAGGATGTGTCTTCATGAAAGAAACAAGATGCACGTCAAAATCCCAGATGAAAGCTTTCATAAGAAAGTAAAGATTAAGTTCCAACGCTTCGACCAGCCCGAAAACGTGCTTAAAGTCCGCGTCAGGAACAAAGAAATCGACTGGACGGGGCAACTACGTCCGGGGGGAACATACGAGCTTCCAATCCCCGTGGTGCGGTTTCTCAACAAGTTAGCCGTTCCGGTCTTCGCAGAAGTGAAGGTCGATGATGGTGGTGATATAAAAACAGAAACTAAGCAAGTTGGTGAGCGTAATCGCTTCTCTTGCCAAGTTATCGACTTCGGAGAATAAGAATGCCGGCTGTTATTACCCAAAATTCCTCGGTAGTAATACAGATAATGCGTAATGTCACTGGCAGGGTTGATCAAAACGACCCTGCATTTACTACGCCAATCATGTACAACTACTTAAATTCCTTTCTTCAGGCAGAAAACCCCACTGAAGTGCGTCTCTTTGAAGACAACACATGGTGGGATTTTACGATTGATGAGAATGATACTGATCCTTTGCCTGTGGATTTGGATGATTTGGGTTATAGCACAATTGGTCCTCTTGCATATGTTTCATATCCAGCCAACGTGAATGCGGGTAATCCTAATACCTTTAAGGTCTTTTGGTACACAGATCCTACTACTTTTTACTATAGATGGCCTTGGAATACACAATTTACTCCTCAGATGCCGACATATGCTCTCTATTATGACAACTCACTGACTTTTAGAGGCCCCCCAGATCAAACTTACGAAGTGCGCATTCAAGCTAAGAAGATAAAACTGTATTTTGAAGGTGGCAATCAAGATCCTTCAACTGGAGAAACTGACGTTTTACCAGCTTATCTGATTCGGTACTTAGCTTATGGAGCTTCATTGCAGATCCTCGCTGACTATGGCGAGATGGATAAATATAACGAGGTCTTCCAAGTTTACAGACGATATAGAGGTCAAGTATTAGCACGAACTTGGGATCAACTTCAATCACAAAGAACAGCCCCTGATTTTTGAGGTATTATGTCATACGATCCGTCCATTCCATCAGCAACATCATCACCAGCTGTATTTCCAGCTCAGTGCCAAACCAACTGGGGAAGGCTTCAAACGATTGTTTCTTCTGACCATCAGTTTAATCTTGGAGCAGCCACAAATGATGGCTATCACAACCTAGTTCACATGCAAATTCCATCAACTCTTCCTACAGGTGCATTATCTAGTTTAGGAAGATTGTATGTGAATACAGCTGGTAGCTATGTGCAGCTCTTTTATATGGATAGCAATGGAAGGTCCTATCAGATCACTCCAGGGATCTTGGCTGCTGTAAACTTTGATGGAACGGGGGCTAACGGTTTTCAGACAATCAGAAGTCAAACAAACGTCACTTCAGTAAATAAGACAGGAACGGGAAAATACACAATCAACTTTACTACAGCAATAAATAATAACAATTACGTCGTTTCATTAACAGGAATGAGAGACTCAGCCAATAGCATTTCTAACGGTCAAGTTTCTGGTAATGCAACTTATGGCACATCCGTCTCAACAACAGCTTTAGAAGTTCAATTTAACGGTGGATCATCAGGTTTAAATGATGTTCTTATGGGTAACGTTTTAATTTATGCGGTGTCATGAGCTATCAACCATTCTTAGTCGCTAACTTTGCAACTGGCTTGGACAAAGAGGTTCAGCCTTGGCTGCTTCCAAATGATGCGTTCACGGAGCTCTATGATGGATTCGTCTATCGCGGAGTTGCTCAGATTAGGAATGGATATGCAGGGTTTGCGACTGGATTTGATTCCACACCTTGTGAAAGCCGTATGGTACATCATATTGCTCCTGCTGCGATGACAGGGGTAATTGATGGAGCTAACCAAGTCTTCACTGCAAGTTTGACCCCTCCCGTCCGAAGGGGAACGACTGTAATTGCGGGGAGCAATCCAGTTCAATCTTTTACCGACAATGGATTGGGTGTCTTCTTAAATGGAATCACTCCAATAGGCACGATTGACTATGAAACTGGAGCTGTTTCCATTACTTTACCGGTTGCACCTATTGCAGCTTCTACCGTAACGATCACTTACGACTACCATCCGGGGAATCCAGTGATGGGAATTATGACATTTTATCCCGACACTAACGTTCCTCAAATGATTGTTGCTGACACTCAGTATGTGAATAAGTACGTTCCTGCGACTGATCGGCTTGAAGATATCAGCCCGGCTGGAACATATGGAGGAACAGCTAAAGACTTCTGGTCTGGGTTGAATTATCCGGATGCGGCTTCAGTCCCTAGACTTCTCTTTTGCAATGGCGTAGTCGGTGATGTCATTCAATCTTGGAACGGAACTGCAGTGACCGATTACGTCTTCGTTCCAGATAGCACATTTACCACTCTGAATGCGCGGCAGATCTTTGAAGTACAGGACAGACTTGTGTGCTTTCAGACGATTGAAGATGGCGTCTTGCAACCAAGAAGACTAAGAATCTCCGGATTTGGATCTTTCTGTGATGACTTTAGCACGGCAGCGGCTGGAGCTGGCTTCATCGACATTCCCGACAACTCTTGGTTTTATGGAGCGACTCAAAACCGCAACGACATCATCATCTTTACAGAGACTTCTGTATGGATTATGAAGTACTCAGGTAACGATGTGAATCCATTCCAGCTCTTCAGAATCGATGGTAGCCGTGGATCGAAAGCAGCCTTCGGAGTCTATACTTACCTCAACCGATCGATTGCAATCAGCCCGCGTGGGATGATCGAAGTAGATGGCTATAGAGTGGAACGTATGGATGACAATCTTCCTCTCTTTACATTGAATGAAGTTCAAGGTGATTCCTTTGAATACATCTTCTGTGGCTTTTTGGATGAAGAAAGAGACGTGTACATGCTATATCCCTCCACAGCTTGGACTGATGCGTCTCTTGTTCCTGAGAACAGCTCGGATCGCATTCTTGTGATTAACTTCGAAGAGGACAACTTCTGTCAGTATAGACTTCCTCTTTCGTGCATGGGCAACTTTCAAGAGACTGATGTTGTACTCTGGGAAGATTTGACTGAAGAGAATGGTTACCCAAACTGGGATGCTCTGGGAACAATCTATGGTAGTTGGAATGCATTTCCATTTAACATCGGTGCTCCTATTGGAATAGGTGGTGGTCACAAAGGGGAAGTCTTTGAGCTAAATACAGACGAGTCTGAAGATAACGTTCTGCATATCCGTGATATCACTTATGTCGATGGAGATGTAGGAAGCATTCTTACTGTCACAACTGACTGGAATAACTACAAGGTAGGAGATATGATCTTCTTCAACGCTGTAGAAGGGATCACTGGATTAAATTACACGCAAGTAAGAATTGCAAGTATCGACACAGACTACAAGACATTCGTGACACAAGAGACACAAACTCCCATCACCGGAACTTACACTGCTGACACCGGTTATACGTGCAGAGTTATCCCTTTCGAAGCGACAACAAAGCCGCTGAATCCGTTCATCAACATGGACAAAAAGTTGAAGATTGGCTGGATTTATGTGTATGTTGAGACAACCGAGACTTGGCTTGAAGAGAACGAAGATGGAGTGAAGCTCCCAGCGATCTTAAAGCTCGACATCTTCACCGATGATAAGCAGTCTCCGAATGAAACAAACCCTACCTTTCGGTATGAGATCGACTGCACCAATCCTACAAATGGACAGGGAACCAAGAAGTGGGTGAAGATCTGGATTAACCAAGTAGCGAAGTTCATCCAACTGAAATTTCACAACGAACAAGCCGGCGCCAACATGAAGATTCAAGCATTCATGCCGGGACTAGCCGGAATAGGAAGGCTCGTATGACGATCAATCTACCGTTAACAAGAAACTGGGGAAACGAATTACTTGAAGACTACCCAGAGCTAATCCGAAACTTAGATGAAATGTATTCAAAGATCGCGCTCACACTTCAAGTCGTGATCAAGAAAGACGTCGTTTCAGGAGCAGATCCCGCAGCAACAAGTCAGAGAAACACGCTTTTCTCGATTGGAGATATAACAGTAAGAACAGATACAGACACGGCTTGGATAATGACATCGCGGACATCTCCAGAAACGGTAGTTTGGTCGCAGGTCACATAATGTAAAGCCGCTTTACAAGGAGTATATATGGCTAAATATGATTGGGGTAAAGCAGGATCAGGAGCTTTACAAGGAGCCGCTTTAGGTTCTGCAGGAGGTCCAATTGGATCTGGAGTAGGAGCTGTTGTAGGTGGAACTTTAGGACTTTTGGGAAGCAAAAAAAAGAAAAAGAAGAAGCCTAAGAAACTTTCTACCTTAGATGAAAGACAGCAAAAGTTGAACGAAGAACAATATGCTGCTTTAAGAGGAGAAGGACCATTAGCTGATCTCTATAATTACGATCCTGAAGCAGCCAATAAAGTCTTTGATGAGAACATCGCAAGATATGCTTATAGAGATCTCAATGAAAAAGGGATTCCTGGAGTGACTGGACAGTTCCGTAGCCAAGGACTTATGCAGAGCTCTTATGCGGGTGATGCGATTAGTAAACTTGTAAGAGATGTTCAAGAAAGTTTGAATGCTAAGAGATCCGATTACCTCTACAATGAGCAAAAAGCTGCCCGTGATTCCAAACAGAATGCCGTTGAAAATCTTCAAAATCGTCAGACATTTGCTTATGAAAAACCACAAGCTAAGCAAGGTGGTGGAATGGGAATCGATAACATTTTATCTAATTTCTCATCAGAAGACATGGCTAAAGCTGGTGATTGGATTCAAAATGCAATTGTCAATTATGGAGGAGTTAACTAATGCCATCCCTACAAGTTGTTGATTTATCAGAATTACCTGCAGACAAACCAGAACCAACACAAGTCGAACGCCTTTTTTCTGAGTATAAGAAGTATACTCAAGAGAGAAACGAAGGTGAAGAAGTAGGAAAGTTTGCTAAAAGATACAAAGAAGCTCTTCAAAAGCAAGAAGATGTCAATCAGCTGATTCCTGATCTTATGAGCAATGTCAATATTGGGCCGACGAAAAGAATCGAAATGTACAATATGATTCGCGATGGTCAAAAGCAAGCAAATGAAGAGGTAAAGACAAGTCAAAAAGACTACAAAGATGCCGTTGATGATCAGGTACAAAATCTCGTTGATCAAGGATATCCTGTAAAAGAAGCGATTCAATACGTTAATGCTCCTCCAAGCGTTCAAAACAGAATGCAAGCTAATCATATTGAGCAAGTCAATCGGGGATTGAGAAAGCCAAAAGTTGAGTCTGTTCCGACTCAAGAAAACGTGCCTGTTCAAGGAACTAATGAAATTCCTGAGACGCCTACATCGGATGCCTTAAAGGTTCAAGAATGGCCTGATTTGCCTCCTCCAAAGGATATGACGACTGGAGAAAGAGTAAAGTGGGAAAATACAAACCAAGCTTCTAACAATAAAGAGCTTGTTAAAACTCAGGCTAAAAAGAAAGCATTGGAAAACAACGAAATCCTGTTGAAAAGCATGACTACTTTAAACGAAAGCAACAAGCTTCCAAAGGAACTCGATTCATGGATAATCGATCCAGAATCAGGTGGTGTTCGCACTTCTGCTCAATTGGCAGGAAAAGTCAATAAAGAGACAGCTCTTTATGCAAAGAACCTTGCTCAGTTCATTAAAGGAGCTAAAGATGTCTTTGGAGCAAGAGTATCTAACTTTGAAGTTGGTGCCTTTCTTGATCAGCTTCCAAGCCTGTTAAACAGTGAGCAAGGTCGTAGGTTGATTCTTAAGCAAATGGAACTTACAAACCAGCTAGAGCAAGTTTATAATAACACTTTGAACGATGCCCTTAAGAAATACAGCCGAAAAGGTAATTATGCCGACATAGTTGCTATGGTAGATCAAAAGACTGAAGAAGCTTCGGCTGATTTGATCAACAAGCTAAATAACGTTGTTGAGGCATCTAATTACCTAGATACAATGGCTTCTAACCCAGATAAGTTTAAAGATACGGTCTTAATGCAGTCCCCAGAAGGAAAGTTTAAGGCTGTTCGTAAAGATAAAGTGTCGTCTGCACCTGAAGGATGGAGTGTTTACTAATGACAAGCCCAATGCAAGATGAAGATTTTGGAATCGATATGGAGGAATTCTCCAGCCAACAAGATAAAGATTTTGAATCAGAAGCAATTGATCTTTCTGATTACTCTAAATCTGATGAAGCAAAAGAAGCTTCATGGTGGGATGTCGCTAAAGATGTGGCTGTCCAACCCGCTTTAGGTTATCTAAAAGCTTTCACTTGGCCTGCAGATCTCTTGAAGTTCGGAATGGTTCAGTCTGCCTTGGGTGATATGGATGAAATTCAAGAGCGTTATCGAAAAGAGGGGAAGGAGTTTAATCCTTCTGATTTCATTAAGTCGGTTCAAGAAAACTATGCTTTCGTTCCCACTCAAGAAGCGCTAGAGAAGAAATTTAGCGAAAAGACTGGATTTGATCTCGAGCCTAAAAGTAAGGCTGGGAAAAGAGTTAATCAATTTTTCAAGATACTTAGTCTTGCTAAAGGAGGAGGTGCTAATACCGCAGTAAAAAGTGCCGCTATTGGAACCGGAGCTACTGCAGCTCTTGAAAAAGCTGGAGTTAGTGAAGGTAAAGCGGAATTAGCTGGAGATGTACTAAGTGGATTGGGAAGTCTCAAACCTTCGCCAAGACAACTTTCTCCCGAAGCAGCCGCTCTTGAAAAGACTGCTACAAAGCAAAACCTTCCTTTTCCAGAATATTTGGCTCGAGATAAAGCCGGGCTTGGATCAGCCAAAATCACTGAAGCACGTAAAGCCGCTTTACAAAAGCAATTAGGAATAGACTCAGAAGAAGCGATACAAAGAGTCGTAGAAGGAAAGTTACCCATTGCTAAATTGAAGAATCAAGGTGTCGATATTGAGCTAATGAAAAATGAGGCTTATGACAAGGTCGCTAAGCTTGCTAAGTCGAAACCGAAAGAGTTAGATAAGTCATCCATTTTTACAGACATCGACAATGAGATATCAAGAATCAAAGGAACTGCACCTTCTTTAAGTTCTGATAGCAAGAAGTCAATTGACATCCTTGAAAGAGTTAAAAACGAACTAGAAAAGACTCCTTCTAACACTGAACAAATGGTTAATCAAGTTAGAGAGTTCAATAGAGAGGTTAGGGGGATCTACAGAAAACCCGAGTATTCTGGTTCTGAAGAAGCTGTAAGAAAAACTTATGCCTTTTTGAATGATTCAGTCAGAAACAACATTGAAGCTCAATCAGGGAAAGAGATTAGAGAGGCCATGAGGGCTGCTGATCTTTTAAACACTCAAGTCAGTCGCTTAGAGCATGCTGAAGCCCTCTTGGAAAAAGCTTTTGTAGGAGGTGAATATAATCCTAAAAAGCTAACTCAACTTCTTAATTCCTCTCAGGGTCAGGTTGTCCGAAGAGAACTTGGCGCGGATGCGATTAAAGATATTCGAGAGATTGCACAATATGGTGATGCAGCAGTAAAAGCCACAACTCAGCTAGCCAAATCATCAAAGTATGCTAATGAGATCGCATCGTGGGGTCCAGTTGCAGGATTTGTTCTAGCCAAGATCCCAGTTGCTTCGGGAATGCTTCTTGCTGCTAAGCCGGCTATGGATCATGTGCGGGGATATCTTATGACCAATCCAGCTACAAGAACCGTCTACAAAGATATTCTTAAGAATGCTGCTCAGGGATCTTTTAAAAACATGCAAGCAGACTTTGGAAAAATTGAAGAATCCATCACCAAACAATTCGGAAGCGTCGATAACTTCATGCGAAGCGTTTACGACGATCTTGAAGTTGTAGAAGGATTTGATTAAGGCCTTAGTCCAATGAATCTTTGGATTCGATAGATGATTTTGGCAATCGGCTCTACTGCTTCTGGTAAGTAATAAATTACTATCACGGCAAATACAAGAGATTCTAAAGTCATTTTTTGCCTTCCTTGATTAGGTCGATAAACATCTCATAGAGACGATCGGTTCGTGCACTTTGTTTATCTATTTTGCCATCGAGCAAATAGAATCCTCCGATTAGGGTAATCAGCAAGACCGCGAATTCCGCATGGATAGACCAGTGTTTTGATTCAGTGTTCATGGGCGTAGATCCTTCATCGCTAATTCAGTTTTCATTACAGCCATTTCAGCCCTAATTTCAAATAAACTTGTTTTCATAAAGCTCAAGTTTTGTAATGTTAATGCACATAAGCAAAGGATAAAAATATTAATTACTGTATCCATTTGTTTCCTTAATTTACTAAATCATAACATACTTAAAGGTTAACCTCAACTTCAAGTAATTTCTATGCATACGAAACCGCTATATGGTATATGTAAAGTAATAATTTGAAAGGAGGCCTTATGTCATTAGCAAAAAGAGCTCTACAGTACATGGGTGTAAGAGCTAAAAATCCACCAAACGTACAGTTAGCTCTCATCAATCCATCTTCTCAAGATGACTTTGTGAAGGGTGACATTTGGCTGAATACGGTTTTAGATACTGCTTTCATGTGGTCTGGAGATACTTGGATCGCTCTTGGCTCAGGAACTACAGGTGCGATTGTCACATTAACAGGTGGCACTGGTGGTGCTTTGAGCCCTACTGCAGGCAATATGAACATCTTGGGCACAGCTAACCAAATTACTTCTACTGGTTCTGGAAGCACAATCACGTTCTCTCTTCCAGCTGCAATCACAGCTCCTGGTTCTTTGACTACGACCACAACACTTGCTGCAACTACTACAGTCACAGCAGGAACAGGTATCACAGCAACAACAGGAAATATTGTTGCTTCTGCAGGTAACATCTCTGCAACTCTTGGCTCTATAACTGCAGGTACTACACTTACTGCAACTCTGGGCAATATCACAGCAACGAATGGTAACCTAGTTCTTAACACCGCCGGGAACAAGATGGTCTACACTAGTGTAGCAACCACAACAACTGCTGGCGCTAACTCGGCTGGAACTGTGACCCTCGTTGGTGGTACTGCAACGGTTTCGACCACAGCTGTCACTGCGTCTTCTAAGATTCGTCTTACAAGACAAGGCATTGGCGCAACAGGCGCTGCTGCATTAGGTGATTTAAGCATTGGCACCATCACTGCTTCGACTTCATTTGTGATCAACGCCGTTCAAGCTGCTAATGCAACAGCCCTCCAAGCAAGTGACGTATCCTCAATCTTCTGGGAAATCGTTAACTAAGGAATTCCATGACAGCTAAGAAAGTTTACTTTGACACTCTGAGATCGCTCGGTTTTGCCAGTATCTCAGGAACTTATGCAGCCGTAGGTTCAGCATTTACTGTGAATCCAAGAATCATCTGCATTACGAATAAAACCGCTGGTGACATGATCTTTTCAGTAGATAATGGAAATGCCGATGGGAATCTATTTATTCCAGCAGGCTCATTTAAACTGTTTGACCTCACAGCGAATATGGTTCCCGGAAAAGATGATAACTTTGTCATCGCAGAGGGAACTATTTTCTATGTAAAACAAGTAACTGCCCCCACATCAGGAGCTGTATACATTGAAGCTCTCTACGCCTGAAAAATCTGAAGTTGATAAAAGGGTTGCCCAAGAGTTAAAGAATAACCAAGACTTTATCTACAAAACAAATCAAGCTCTTCAAGATTTAGGAATGGGTCTTACAGCCATGGCTAACATGCACCAGCGTGAGATGGCGGGTTGTAAGGCTATGCATAAACATTTAGAGATTACTTTCGAGAACTTAGCTGCGGATATCGCAAAAAAAGTTGATAAGGCATTTAATGGAATCGATGAGATGAAAAGAATCATCGATATCTTCCAAATGAGTTCTTCTAAACTTGTAGAAAAGTTCGAAAGCAAGAT